AGAGAACTTATACATCTTTCTATTTCCATATCGATCTTGCTATGTTTAGTACGTTAGCATTCTCTCTTACGACACCTCGCGTAATCGTGAATCTCCGCGCAAAGTTATCAAGCATATGCAAACTCCTATACCTAGCTCATTTTCAGGTGAATGTCAAAGCGCCCAGCGGAACCCGCGTTCGGAACTCCCGCGAAAGTTATGGCTGGCGACTCTGCCGACGCTCATACTGAAGTCAGTGGTGTGATCGGGCAGGATAATCCGGTACCAGCGCCTCGCCGTCAGTCCGCTAACAAGCAACAACTCTTGGATAGTGAACTCGCGTCTCGCCCCAAGCCGGAAGAATTGAACATTCTACGTACCTATGCGTCCAACGTGATCGGCCCAACTCCGTGTCACTCGGATATCTACGTACTGTACACTCATACTGCGCTCGACGCTTTCGCTAAGCTCGTCCGCCGTCAGATTCTCAACACGCTCTATCCAGACGGAGACTTCCTCCCTCAAGGTGTGTGCTCAGAAGAAGACTGGGTGATCGTTGTTCAATATATTCTGAAAAGCAGAATTGACTTAGTTTACGCAAACTATTCAGGCCGCAGGCCTCCTGATCGTGTGCCTCTCGTCCGAATTGTAATGCCTCGTAGTATCGCTTCCCTTATCAATGGAATCGGTGTAAAACAGGTGTTTCATGGTAACTTTTCCGTGTGCCCACAACCCGGTGACCCCCCCGTTGATCGTGCAACATGGTTGATAAATTTGGCTACTCATGCTCGGATCCAAAGCTTTTCAAATCTCGTTCTCGCTGCTCTACAGCGTGGAGTGATACATCCCGGAACTGCTTCTAACCTCGTTGAAGGTACTGGTTGGTGGCTACTCTATGCCGCAAACTCTACCAATCGTGGTCAAATCGCAACTATAGACACTCAGTCTGTGACTGTTTGGGCTCAGTTTCCCGAATGGACTCCGTCGGATGGACTACTCTGTGCTATCGCTGCGACAGGCTTTATTGGAACGTTCATTGATGATTGGACGGAATATACTTATAAGCTTGAGAGTGTTACTGACTCTGTTGGAATGCGCGCTTCCTATGCTGTTCTCGGCTAGGTTTCTGCACCATCACTGTTAACGTTTCTTGTACAACCGTATTCTGTACTCGTTACGTGTCGATATTGTATAATTGTTCTCATCGCAATACGAATAAAGGGCCCAACCCATCAGGCCCCCT